CTAGAGGCGAGCAACCTATACAGAAATATAAAGATGAATTATCTATAAATGGTGATTTGTCTTATTTAAATTTAGACTGGAAACCAGTTCCAATTTTATCTAAGTTTGTTGATATAGTTGTTAATGGAATATCTCAAAAATCATACGAAATAAAAGCTTTTGCTCAAGATCCTAACTCTGTTAAGAAAAGAACCTCATATGCTTCTAAGCTTCAAGAGGATATGCTTTCTATGGATTATTTAGATAATTTAAAGCAGCTTTTAGGTATAGACCTATATCAAAGCACTGATACTTCTATGATACCAGAAACAGAGCAAGAACTGGAGTTACACATGCAGTTAAGTTATAAGCAAGCTATTGAAATTGCTGAAGAAGAAGCTATTTCTACTGTTTTTGCTAAAAATAAATTCAATTTAATAAGAAGAAGATTAAATATGGATTTAGCTGTTTGTGGTATTGCTGCGGCTAAAACAAACTTTAACACAGCAGAAGGTATTACAGTTGATTATGTAGATCCCGCATATATGATTTATTCATATACTGAAGATCCTAATTTTGAAGACATATATTACGTAGGTGAAGTTAAGTCTGTTACAATACCAGAGCTTAAAAAAGAGTTTCCAAATATATCTGAAGAAGAGCTTAAGCGTATTCAAGATATGCCTGGAAATAGACAATATATAACTGGATGGGGCGGATATGACGAAAATACTGTACAAGTTTTATATTTTGATTACAAAACATACAATGATCAAGTATTTAAAATAAAGCAAACAGATCAAGGGTTAACTAAAGCTATTGAAAAAGATGACACTTTTAATCCACCTGAAAATGAAATGTTTGAAAAGGTTTCAAGATCAATAGAGGTTTTATACAGTGGGGCTAAGGTTTTAGGAACTGATACAATGCTGAAATGGGAACTTGCAGAGAATATGTCTAGGCCATACGCTGATACTACTAAGGTTGAAATGAATTACTCAATATGTGCGCCTAGAATGTATAAAGGTAGAATAGAAAGCTTAATTAGCAAATGTATTGGTTTTGCTGATATGATACAACTTACGCATTTAAAGTTACAACAAGTCTTGTCTAGAATGGTACCAGATGGTGTTTATTTAGACATGGACGGACTTGCTGAGGTAGATCTTGGTAATGGCACTAACTACAACCCGGCTGAAGCATTAAACATGTATTTTCAAACAGGTTCTATTGTAGGTAGATCACTTACTCAAGACGGAGATATGAATCCTGGCAAAGTACCAATTCAAGAACTAACAAGTTCTAATGGTTATGGAAAAATACAAAGTCTTATACAGACTTATCAATATTATTTACAAATGATAAGAGATGTAACAGGACTAAACGAAGCTAGAGATGGAAGTACTCCAGACAAACAAACACTTGTTGGTCTTCAAAAGTTAGCTGCTAATGCTTCTAACGTTGCGACTAGACATATAAATCAAGCTAGTTTGTATATAACTCTTAGAATGGCTGAAAATATTTCTTTAAAAATAGCAGATGCATTAGAGTTTCCATTAACAGCAGAGTCTTTAAAAAATTCTATTTCATCTTTTAACTCAAAAACACTTAAGGAGGTTCAAGATTTAAATCTACATGATTTTGGTATATTTTTAGAGTTAGAACCCGACGAGGAAGAAGAACAAAAGCTAGAAGCTAATATACAAGTTGCATTAGCAAATGGAGGTATTGATTTAGATGACGCTATAGATTTGAGGCAAATTAAAAATATAAAACTTGCTAATCAAATGCTAAAAATAAAGCGCAAGGCTAAAATGGTTAAAGATCAAGAAAACCAACAAGCTAATATACAGGCGCAAGCTAATGCTCAGGCTTCTACTGCTGAAAAAACAGCTATGGCAGAAGTTCAAAAGCAAGAAGCAATAACAGGATCTAAGGTTCAATACGAGCAAGCTAGAACTCAAATGGAAATACAAAAACTAGAAGTTCAAGCTCAATTAGATCAGCAGAAAATGCAAATGCAACATCAGTTTGATCTAGAGTTGGCTAAACTTGAATCACAAACTAGAACACAGGTTGATCAGCAAAAAGAAAGCGCAAAAGACAAGCGTATAAAAATGGAAGGTACGCAGCAAAGTAAAATGATAACACAAAGGCAAAACGGAATGATGCCAATAAATTTTGAACAAGAGGCAGAAGAACAACCTATTGTTTAAACTATTAATTATTTAATTATATTATATTATGTCAGAAGTAAAAACAAATGAACCTGTTAAACAGGAAGGTGAATTTAAATTAAAAACAAAAAAGAAAACACCTAAAAAATTAAACGAAACACAGGGCAACGTAACTAAAATAAACGTTAATCCTAAAGAACCTTTGATTGAATTAGAGCCAGAGGTTAAAAAAGTAGTAATAAAAAAAGAAGAAGATGCCATTCAAGTCGGAGAAACAAAGGAGGTATCTGTGGAAGAATCATCCGGAGATAGCACAACGGTGGGAGAACCTGTACAAGAGTCCAACGAGACTACTGAAGGGTTTTCTGCGATCAAAGAAGTAACAGAAGCTGAAGTTAAGCAAGTTGAAGCAGAAGTTAAAGAAGCTATAAGAGATGAAAAAGTATTAGGCAAACCATTGCCAGAGAATATTGAAAAGCTAGTTTCATTCATGGAAGAAACAGGTGGGACAATAGAAGATTATACTCGTCTAAATGCTGATTATAGTAATGTAGACGATAAAACTCTCATTAAAGAGTATTACAAAAAAAATAAGCCTTATTTAGATTCTGAAGATCTTGATCTTTTGTTAGAAGATTTTGACTACGATGAAGACTTAGATGAAGAAAAGGATATACGCAAAAAGAAGCTTGCGTTTAAAGAAGAAGTTGCAAAAGCCAAAAGCTTTTTAGAGGAAACTAAGAGTAAATATTACGACGAGATCAAGTTGAGACCGGGCGTTACTCAGGAACAACAAAAAGCTATGGATTTTTTCAATAGATACAACAAGGAGCAAGAACAAGCTGAGCAACAGCATCAAATGTTTAAGGATAATACAAAAAAGCTTTTTAGCGATGATTTCAAAGGTTTTGATATCAATGTCGGTGAGAAGAAATATAAGTATAATATTCAAAATGTTGATAAAGTTGCAGAAAACCAGTCTAATATAACAAACCTCGTTGGGAAGTTCCTAGACGAAAATGGTAATGTTAAAGACGTTAATGGTTATCACAAAGCTATTTATGCTGCTGAAAACGTAGATAAGATTGCCGCTCATTTCTATGAGCAAGGAAAAGCAGACGCTGTAAAAGACGTTATAAACAAATCAAAAAACTTGAGTGACACTAAAGCTAGGACTTCTCAAGGTGATGTGTTTTTAAATGGGTTTAAGGTAAAAGCAATTTCAGGCGCTGACTCTACAAAACTTAAAATAAAAACTAAAAAATTTAACTAATAAAAACTTAAAATTATGAGTTTAACTCCTCAATTTGGAAGTTTGATCCCAAGTTCAAAACAAGAACTTTTGAATTCAAACTATTTACAATTTAACGGTGGCGCTGGCGATGGCGATACAGATACTTTCGCTCAACAATACCTACCTGAAATTTACGAACAAGAAGTAGAGCGTTATGGAAACAGAACGTTATCTGGATTCTTGCGAATGGTTGGCGCTGAAATGCCAATGACATCTGATCAAGTAATTTGGTCTGAACAAAATAGATTGCATATATCTTACGATGGCTGTTCACAGGCTGCTGGTGTTATAACTGTTGCTCCTCTAGGTGGATTTCCTGGCGTGCAAAATGTTATTTCTGTAAATGACACAGTTGTTATTTTAGATACAGCTACAGGCGCTGAGCAGAAAGGTATTGTAACTGCTACTCAAACAACAACTGCTGCTCAAGACGGTACAATTACAGTTACAACTTTTGATAATGCTGGATTTGCTACATTTACAAACGGATCTATCAAAGTGTTTGTATACGGTTCTTCTTATGGAAAAGGATCTAATACAACTGGTGGTGATGCAAGAATTTCTATAGAACCTCAATTAACCCAATTTTCTAACTCACCAATTATCCTAAGAAACCAATACGTAGTATCTGGTTCTGATATGGCTCAAATTGGCTGGGTGGAAGTTGCTACTGAAGACGGTGCTTCTGGATATTTATGGTATTTAAAGGCTGAATCTGAAACTCGTTTACGTTTTGAAGATTACCTAGAAATGTCAATGATTGAAAGTGAGTATAGTCAAATAGGTGGAGCAGCAGGAATAAGTGCACTACCTGGATCTGAAGGTTTATTTGCTGCTATTAAAGCTCGTGGAAACGTAGAAGTAGGATTTACTGCTGCTAACGGATTAGATGAGTTTGATGCAATTCTTAAAAACTTAGATACTCAAGGAGCTATTGAAGAAAACATGTTATTCTTACAAAGACAAACTGCTTTGGATTTTGACGACATGTTAGCTGCAATCTCTGGTGGAACTGCCGGTGGTACTGCATTTGGTTTATTTGAAAACTCAGAAGAAATGGCATTGAACTTAGGGTTCAGCGGTTTCCGTAGAGGTTCTTATGATTTCTATAAAACAGACTGGAAATACTTGAACGATGCTTCTACTCGTGGAGGTGTACAAGGTGTAAATTCTATCGAAGGTGTATTAATACCTGCTGGAACTTCAACTGTATACGATCAAGTACTAGGAACTAACATCCGTAGACCTTTCTTACATGTACGATACAGAGCTTCACAAAGCGATGATCGTCGTATGAAGTCTTGGTTGACTGGTTCTGCTGGTGGAGCTTTTACATCTACTTTAGATGCTATGGAAGTAAACTTCCTATCTGAAAGATGTTTAGTAACACAAGCTGCTAACAACTTTGTATT